TTTTTTTTTTTTTAATGATACGGCGACCACCGAGATCTACACAGAGTAGATCGTCGGCAGCGTCAGATGTGTATAAGAGACAGATCCGTAGCTGTGAGCGTCTCAGAAACCGTCTTATTGAATATCCCGCTGGCGGTAATGGCTTCACTCAACCACAGGTAGTCATTCACCAATACAACCTGGACAGGCGTGGCTGCATCTGTTGCCGCCAATGCCTCGGATATCGTTTCATATAAAACCCGAACCCATTCTACAGTATCCGTTATCGCAAGGGTTTCAGATACGCTGAAATTGGCTTTCCACTGGCTTGAAAGGGTATCCGTCGCCCACAAGTATTCATTCATTAAAATGATGAGTTTAACCTCGACTGAATCAGCCGCCGCCAACGATTCTGATACACTCAGCCCAAGGCATGGCGTGACGTTCTCGTAAACGAAAATGCCATCCGACAGAGACAACTCCGCAGCGATCTCCTGGACTATCACAGCATCCACTACCCTGGCGCGGATTAAAGGCGACTGAAATAAAATATGCTGCGGGTCTACCTCCAGTATAGTTAAATGCGCGTCGATAGAAACGCCAGGGTCGTGGACCAAAATCAGACCTGGAGGCATGACAAAGCCGTCAATCAGGCTAATCTCCGGCCCGGTATAAATAATTGAGCCTGCGGATGGTTGGACAAGATCATAAACCGTAGGGCTTGCCTGGTATATAATGACCGGTGCAGGCAAGACGAGCTTAACGAGCGTTGCCTCAATCTCAATGGCCGGCGAACTATAAAGCACTATGCCTTGAGCCGGTACAACCTTGCCGCTGATCTCCCCGCCTTCAAGCGTGATCTCTTGTGATTGATAGACAATGACACCAGGATTGAACAGAATCTCTTCCGCGCTCTCCGGAAGATCCTCGTCAGGCATTTCATCCCCGCCTGTTGGGATAGGGTCGCCGTCGCCAAGCCTGAATAATTGAATAAACCCGATATAACCGGTTGTATAGCCCATTTCATAGACCTTTAAAAAGGTTCGAATAAGAATCGTTTTCGGAAAGCGTTTATCATCCCGTTGAAGCCCTCCGGTGGATCATAAAGATACCCGTAAGGGTCTGCGGCTCTATCGGTCGGGAAATTTAAAACCGGGATCCACTCACCTGTCGTGGCCCGGACTTCTAATTGCGAGTCCTGATCCGTATTTAAGAAAACCCTATTCTCGGTTATGTCGACAGTGGTAAATTCTTTTGTCAGCTCATAACTATATATTGCCCCGCCATCGGAGTATAAAGAGTAATACAGCGCACCAGGCACGGTAGAGAAATCGTTGCCGAACTCGTTAATATCCCACCATTCCCCGAACTGCCCGTCAAACCGCTCATTAACAAGCACTTTACCTGTGGCTTGAGACAGAATGAACTCCCGGAAAACAAGAGACGACGCCTTGACATTGTAAATCTGGATTGTCAGGCGGTGAGCGGCCGCCAATGTTTTTAAATACTCAAGATAATATTTCCCGGTTATCGGGTTGAGGTAGTCAATCAGGTCATAGGTCGCGTCAAGGGTGTCATCAAGCCACACTTCAAGGCGTGACCCCTCGACAACCGACCCTGCGCCGGCATCATAATAAAAAGAGACATCGCCCGGAGCGGAATAATTATCCGACAACCGGTATATGCCGAACCCGGCCTCATTCCCGACACCAAGGCTGTACCCGCCAATATCTTGGTTGGCACCCATAATGCACCTCCCAAACAGTTACACGACTTCGCTGGTGATAATCTTCGCTGCGGCAAGCCCGTTTCCAAGGTTGACCTGGAACATCTTGTCTACAAGCGTCTGATGTGTTACCCCACCGAAATCAATGCAGCCAATAACCTTGCTGGTGGTTGAGTTGTAAACCACTGCCGCGCCGACTTCATCCATATTAGCGCCGGTGGCGGTCCATGTCGGGTTATTGGTACAGGTCAATAGAGTTTGAATGATGTTATAATTAACGTATGCAATTTCAAGGGTATCGGCAGTACTGGCGACAGCAAGCGCAGTCAACGTTGTCCCGCCCGCTACATAACCTCCGGCGGTTGTGATCTCGTTTGTATTGTCCCAGGCGTCGGCGGTTTTCGGATCAAATGTAAATGTCGTATTCATGAGGGCGAGCTTAACGGTGTCAGGCGATGTCCCGCAAAGATTGTGTTCCCCTTTATGAAGGTCTTCGATGTATGTCTGGGCGTAAATCAGTGTAGCGGCCATGAATGTATCTCCTTAATCTTGTGGTATGGTGCATAAATAAACTTTGGGTTTCCGCCGTGTGTCCAGCGGGTCTTCATTAAATGTAAAGTGTTCATTGATATATGCGATTAACTTGGTCGGGTCGAAAGTGGAAAATCCGGGCCACATATAGGTTTCATCCCCAAGATAGCCGAATGTTTGAGTGATATATGTTTTGCCGTCCAACCCTTTCCGAGTGGCGATGCCGGTCTCCCTGGCTTCCGGAGTGGTGATAACACCCCAATGTTCGGCAGACTGCTTCCATCCGATTGTAGTCGTGTCTATCAAGTCTCCGTCAGTGGTATGGCTTCGAGTGGTTTCGCCCTCCACCGTATTATCCACGACGCTGACAAGTGGAACCTTTAACCCGATGGTTGAGGCATGAACATTTTCAGTTCTCCCCTTCGTCCTTGGCGGGTCCAGCGGAACCCCGAAAACAGAAGCAGGTTCTTCTATGTATTCGTATCCGTAAAAAGCGTTATCAATCCTCTCGACAATGCTTGATCCGTCAGACCCAATATGCAGCGGTTCTTTATCTTTCCGATTCGCCATGTCGTCAGAAAATAGCTGGGCAGCATTGTATAAATTCCAATTCCATTCCAGCTTTTCGAGGCTTAGATTCTCCCGCTCGTCGTTCACCAGCTTGAATAGAACCGCATCAACATTCTTTTTCGGGTACGGGTGCCGGTAAAAAATCTTCAGGTCCAGGATGTATTTCGCCAGCATGGTTTCATCCATCACCTGTCCGGCCTCAAAAAACTCGTACTTGTTGGGGTATATCCCCATGAACTCAAACAAGAGCGAGGTTTCATTATTGGTCGCAAGCCCAGTTGTGAAGTCAAGCATGGGGTCATGATAAAGCAGCAGGTGAAACGGATTGACGGACTTTTCAAGATAATCTTCTGTCAATCCCATATACCAATCATACGCATCCTGTGTAAATCCAGCCTCAAGCCAGACGGTAAGGTTAACATCCGTATCAATATGGTAATAATCAGCGTCCCTGGTGGCGATAAATAGTGGAGTGGCCGCTTCATCCAAAGCAGACACCAGCAATTCTGTAACCAGTTCTTGAGGCAACCACCCCCCGCCCGGTGCTGGCCGTTTCGGGCGCCAGTAGCCGCCGCTAAAATCATGGTCAAAAACACTCCGGACCCACATCATCGTTTGTTCCGTACTCAGCCAGTACCGCTGGTTTGCGGATAACGGGCAGGGTCTCCCCCATGCCTCCTCGTCCCATGTGGCCGAAGTCATCACGCCCCGATGAGTATCAAGCCACATCCCTGGCCATGGCGTCTGGTCCCTGGTAATAACCGGATCAATCATATACGGCTGTTCCCATCCATAAACAGAGGCCCCAGTGCAATCACCTCCATTCAGCTCGGCCAGCCCCCCGTGGATATCCACCAGGATGGAATTGATAAAAGGGGCTTGCCCGGATGTCGCGTTCGCATTGATGATGCAAACCGGCAGATCGGCGGCAGTCTGATATCCCATCGGGGTATAATACGACCCTGGGATATCCGGCTTTTCCAACCATATAGAATAGCATTGCGACGGCATCAGCGATGGTTCGCAAAGTGTTTGCTCCGTTACGCCCATATCCGTCAAAAGGCCAAGAACGGTATTCACTTGGTCAACTTCGATCAGGTATTCATCATTGATAATATCCCATGCAACTGACTCTTCTCCGGATTGTGTGGAGTAGACCAGGATAACAGGCGCACATCTCCGCGCACCATCAGGATGACCAATAACAAATATTTTGTTCTCAAATGCCGGTGCGCCTGCCCGTTGCCGCAATACGATAACTTCATCTCCATTGGCAAACGCCCAGGAGCCACCAGTGATCGCACCATTCTCCCGCTCTGTCTTATCTGCCTTGCAGTGGTAATAGATCGGGACATCAGCGTATGCCGTATCTTGGAAAGTGTATCCTTGCTCCGAATACGGCTTTAGTTCTTTGGCCGCCAGGTCGCAGGTATCCGTGACACGATCAATAGCGGTAATCGTGCCACGGAGGTATTCATACCCCTGCAATATTCCGACGGTCTCAAAGTTTTTGAGCGGCATTGGAGCCTACCAGATTAAGAAGTTGTCATGGTTATTGCATAAATTACATTGATCACGTCCGCAATTTCGACAGTCCTTGCTGTAGTGAATTTTTTCGCGCACACAAGAGCGCCGGTTGTGGCGGTCTTGGCCTGGCTGGTCGCCAGAAAAGCGCCATACCATGTGGCAGCCCCCGCCACTGTAAATTCGGCTTTACTCGCTGTGTTAGTGATTGCCGCTGTGCTGGTTGTGGCAATCACATATTCCGGCCTGTTGGTCGCCGGGGTGTAATCGGCATCCTGGCACTCTCCGTATGTTCCGCCTGCGCCCAATTTGGCTGCTGCCGTATCAGCCAGGGCAGGTACCACATTGTTTTTAAACACGCCACAATAAATAGCGGCAGGGGTGGTGACATGCTTGAAGTAAGTGTTCAGTATTGACGCCATGCCCTCGGTAGTGAATGTGTTACTGCCCTGGTCGTCAAATGCCAGCAGCTTTCCCTTCCTGAAATGCTCGGTCCATACATGGCCGTGCATCGCAAGATTAGATTCAGCCAGGTATTTCATGGCGTACTGGATATCTTTCTCGTCGGTTATGATGTTCATTATATTTTCCTCTCTGGTTATTCTGGGATTAAAACACCACCCCGCCACACTTCACAGGTGACAGTCTCGGTTAAAACTGCGGTGCTTGTTGGAATTTTAGTGGTAATATCAGTTACGGGTAGGCTCCCCGATGAAAACGCAGTGGATGTGGCGGAATCCGAATCGCCTGTCCCGGTGATAGAGCTGGTTAAAAATTGGAATACTCCGTCTCTCTGGCGATACAAACTCGCGCCTTTGTCCGGCTGTCCCATTCTTAACTTATTTTTTGTTAAATTAAATAGTCGCCCGGAAGTGTTGCCCGCAACGATTCCCTCTTTGGTCCGCCATACCGGAATAGAGTTATAGCCCTTTTCCGGAGTCCCCAGAACATCCCCCAATTCCGGAAGATTGTTGCAGTAGGCAAGCGTCCCTTTAATTGACCCGGCCCCTACGCTGGACTGTTGCATCTGGTCAGGTTCGGTCCCGGAAAGGAATATTGTGCTGTCAGTTGTGCCAACAAAAATACCGGTGGCTACGGGCGCAAGGATGGTAATATCTGAGTTGAACTGGAAGAAGTTGGAATTTTTCTTGAACCACCCGAACTGATAGGGCTCAGAATAATAAAGAACATCCCCAACCGAACCCCATATCCGCCCGAATGCGTACAGCAGCACCGACATATTTAATGGTGGCGCACACATAAAAGATGGGATAGGCTCAACGGTAGGGATAGACCCAATCGTATCCACTGCCCCACAACGTGAAAACACCACTCCGCCCTGATCAGTAGCCCATACCAGCGCCCCAGCCGGCCTGTTTAAAATCTGAATGCCGCCAGTTGAGGCCAAAGTGATAGATGAAATTGAACCGTTTCCGGATATTTGACCGTTAACAACGTTGGTAAACGTAACGTGATAGGTACCAGCGGGAAGGCCGCCCGATCCTGACGACAACAGCATTGGCCCCGGCGGGAGCGCAATGCCCCAATCTGAAACCGTCAATGTGTCCGGATCAAACACCCCACGCCAATACTTATTGGAGACGTAAACCTTGCCCTCAGCCAGAACATAACTTAACGGTTCACCAACTGTTCCTGTAATGGTAGCCACCTGAACAGCCGATCCTGTTTTAATGGAATATAGTTTATTCCCGGCAGCGCATAACATCGCGGACTCACAGGCCCATAAACTATGGGCGCCTGACAGGGAGATGTATGCCGTCTTGCCTTCCCGCTTGGTCAGTTCCCCTGACTCGTCGGCGTCTGCATTAAGCAAAACCCTTGGTGAAACGATACCTTTCTCCCCCCAAAACGCAGGGACAAGGTTGTTCATCCCGGAAAATCCAGTTACGTCAATCTCGCCCATCAGTCGCAGACTCCCAGATCATAAGCGAACGATCTCGCTGCTCCAAAATAAACCGGCTCTTCGTCCACCCCAACAAAATCAATCAGCTCAGTAATCGCGTCATAAAACTTGCGGGTATGGTACGCTTCCGCACGGCCCTGATTATCCTCGCCATCCTCAATCCCCTGGCCGAACTCTTCCTTGCACACCCAATGCCGAATTAACCGCTTGGCAAGATGTGACGGGATACCATCCGGTGTATCCGTTCCGGCAGACATATCAGTTGGCTTCCGGAAATACTGTACCGTCAGCGTTTGAGCGGCCTTGCCCTGATAATACAAGGATGATCCCTTGACGCAACAGATCCAGACATAACCGGTTTCTGATAAATCCTTCTTGGGAAGCCGGTTCATGAACAGCCGAAAACTGCTGTAATCGCCACCTGTCGGGCATGGCACCATGTCGCCGGATGAATCCACCACCAGCTTTAGGCTACTTTGCCTGTCCATGAAATTGGCAGGCATGGCAACATATGCAGTGCTGGCCGACGTAGTGACAGTCCCGATGGTGAATAAATCAGGCAGGAAAGGGGAGGTCATGGCCGGGTATTTTGAATGATTCCCAGGGAGAAGTATCCCGCCAGCAATCGCCATAACCGCTTCATTTATTTTTGGCGTCAAAACGTGATCCGGATACGCCGTGGCGTCTGTTAAAACCAGGCTGATATCGTCAATGATCTCTCTCAATGTCGTCATAACAAACCACCGTTTTTAGGTAATGCCCGGTAGAGCGGGAACTCTACCGGGCGAGGAGGCCCAAAGCGCAGGGGAAAGGAAGAAAGCCTACGCTTCAGACGGCGTTTGTGTTACATATGCGCTGTCATCCCAAAGCATGAAAATAGTGAACACGTCAGCAGCATCAAACGTATTCGTGAACTCGATTTTCATAACCTGGTTTGCGGCGGTTGAGCTGGCCGGGTCAAAAATCAACTGACCATTAGTTGTGTCCAGCACACCAGTAATGGCATTACCAGCAGCCAGGCCGGTGCTTGGCCCTGTAATGGTTGCCACTGCGGTAGATGCGCGAGAAATTGTCACAACGTCGTCCGTGTTGGTTACGCCATTGCAAACCCCTCTCAGCGCCGCGATATTCCCTCGGCACGGGGCCGGGACATAAACGGTTTTAGCCGTTGTTTGTGCGACTTCAATCGCAAGCATTATCTCTTTCATTTGTTTAATTTCCTTATAAATTTAATTGTTTAAATTACGCAGCGGCAGTCACAACACTGTTTGGGGACAAAGGCCAGTATGTCATATACCACTTGACGACACCGGACTGAGCGGCAGAAGAATTGAATTTCACAGTGCCAATGGGCAATAGAAATTCACAATCTTCCACCGTTACAGGGTCGATTAGAACGATCCCCGCAGTGGCGGGCGTGAATACGCTGGTTGCACCAATATTGCGGTAAGATGTTCCAGCCGCATCATTATCAATCGCCACGGCAGCCGCGTTCAGATCAACTGTAGCGGAAGGTGTCGTTGTAGTGATGGTCAGCTTTCCATTGGCGGAACCGCCGATAATGGTCGTAACCAAACCGGTGATTTTCGCCCTAATCGGTCCACCGGTGATGGTGAATAGGTCGTCATCACCCAATAAAACCGCGCCGTCCGCCTTCTCGATACAACGTGGAATAGCAGAATTGACAGCAGCATTGGCAATTTCAGCAGTTACAATCTGCTTGATATATCCGACAAGCGTGTCGGTAGATGTCACTGCGCCAGTGGCAGCGGCATCGGCTTTATTACCGATAACCTCATTGATCTGAGCATTCGCGGTATTGTCTGTGGCGGGCACGTCATGATATTCATCAATAACAGCAACAGCAGCAGCAAGCGCACCAACATCATCAGCAGCAATGGCACCGGCAGACCCACCAGACAATTTCGCCCCGGCTTTAGCGTCATAGATATCGCATGACCAGGTTGACCCGGTGACGGTATCCACCACATTCTTCGTGGTAGCCGCCGATTCATTATACATGGTCCCCTTCACAACGATATTGCTACAAGCGGTTGTATGAAACTCCACAACAGCGGTTGACGCGATGCCGTAATAATCCACATCCAATGTGGCGTTATTGCAACCGACAAGCCGGATACCATTGACACCAGCATTCCCTGCAATGAACCCCAGGTGTTTATATTTGACGGTCAAGTTATCCGCCGCAGCCGTTGTAAGCAGGGTATTGACAAACTCCACGGTTGCACTTGCGTCCTGGGCCTCATAGTCAAGGGTCACGTTAGCAGCACTAACGACAATTGCCGAAACCACAGAATCAATGGACGGTTTGATGATAAAATCTTCCATTACCGTATTGGCCGCAGTGATCGCAATTGTTGACGCGGTGCCGCTAAGAGTGAATGTGGCCCGTAAAGCGCCTTGCCCGATTGATCCGAAGGTCAAACCGGCTTTACTCACAGTCAGTGCGCCGGCAGTCGCAAGAGTTTCGGCATGGCCCGGAAGCCATACGATTACATCCCCACGGCTTGCGGTGGCGAGACTGATCGCGTAGGTTGTGGTCTTAACCGCCGTCGCAGGCGACAGACCAGACCGGGCGTTGTCGCCGTTGGTGTAGTCAACATAAAAAATTTTACCATTCCCGGTGTTCGCCAACGCAAAGTCAGTGATAGCCCTCGTCGCCTGGTTCCCCCCGGTCGTTACTATTCGTTCACCCATTTTAATTTCTCCTTATAAAAGGGTTAAAGCTGGGGGGAATTATCCCCCAGGCTTTGGTTTACGGTTTAGGCCGGAGGCGTCAGGTTTGTGTGCCGGACCTGCATACGCCGGTTAGAGCAAAGGAATTGCCCCCTGAATCGGGTGTTCGCGTGAAGCGAATCGGGTTGCCCAAGGACTTCCTTGCTGACCCACTGAGGTTTCGTGAAATTGTATTTCGGATGCGCTTTCAGGCTCAAAAACTTGAGGTTCAACGCATCGAGATACGTGGTCATGCTGTTGTCGTCATAATAAACATCAGCGACAATAGGCGCCCCCTTGTGAGCGATATTGTCCCAACCAGCCTGAATGGTCGGCTCATGGACATAACGCTGCTGGGGATGCAGGCTCCGCTCATACCCATCCTTCAAGATGGTCGATGTGCAGCAAAAATTCGGCAGCGAATCTTTATGACTTCCCATTCCAGGTGCCCGGAAAATCGTCTGCATCACTTCAAAGCTAATAGCCTCTGCGGTAGCGATGACGTTGGCTTTCCACTGGCTCACATTGACTTCCGCCAATGCACCATACTCTGTGGATGTGTTTGTATTAAACAGGTTGCCCAGGCCAAGAATTTGCCCGGATGTACCGGTCCCAATCAGCATGGTCGCCAGCTTGACGCGAGCGGACTTAATGATGGAATTGACTTTGGTTTTGGTCAGGTCAATGATAGCGGGTCCGCCACTGTTCTGTGTCAGCTCGTCCAGGTCCATAGCATTGGAGCCATACAAACCACCCCATGCAAACCTGGCAGCATCTATCAGATCTTGCTTGCTTGTGTTAATGACGGTTGTTGCACCGTAGTCACCGCTGTTCGCGGTCCCATATTCAAGAGGAACCTTGATCATTGTCCCGCCGGGGACGATCTCGTGGGGCTTAACTTCCCAGGAGGCATTCTCCACTGCGTTGCCCATCAGTTTCCAGCACAGGGCGGATGCTTTATTCACGATGTCTTCCGGGTCTATACTGTCCCAAAATACGTCGGTCGTTGCATTGAGTTCTCCGATTTCAGCCATTGTTCATTTCTCCTTATGTTTCGGCACGGATCAGGACCGCTACATGCCACCCGCTCTGTTATAAGCGTCCAGCATCGCGGCCTCTAAGTCCTGGCCTTTTAATTTTGTTTTTGGTTGCGTGGTTGATTGTGTACTTTGCCCTTTTGTGATTACCTTGCCGGTCTGGGCCGCGCCTTCCTTGAGTTTTAAGCGGCCTTCCAACTCGGCTTTCTCTTCCGCCAAGGCTTTCATTTGCTGCGACATCTGCTGTTGCTGTATTTCACGATACGCAAGAATAGGGTCCATCACTCCGGTACGGTCACGCGCCATATGCTCTTGGATCATCATCTGCATCTCAGGGCTTTGGAACTCAGGGTTTGCTTCCTGCCATGCCTTCTGGCCCTGCACTGTATCGCGCTGGTTGAGCGTTTCCTCAAACTTTGACATCAGCGTCTGCGATGTGCGCTCCTCAACCTGTCTCGCGATGATCTCTCGTGACTTCCGATTTAACGCCGCCAGTTGCTTGGTGTATCCTGGTTCGTCGACATCCAGCTTTTCAATCGCCTGATCAATTTGGTTCAACTCCGCGTCGTAATCCGGACCCGCAGGTTTCTCCGGCTGATTTTTAGCGGTCGTCTGGCTTCTTGTCATGGCTGAGTCGAGCAGTTTTTGAGCCTGCTCAAGCTGTTTCCGCGTCATACCCAACTCGCCGCCCTGCCGGTCCACCAGGGATTTTAATTCCTGGAACCCTTTAGCGGCTTCTTCCGGCGTCCGATATGTCGTCCCCGGAATAATGGGTTGAACCTCTTGTGATCCACCGTCCTGCTGCATTGTTTCCTGTTCTGTTGCCATCGTGTCTTCTCCTTCGCTGGGCAGTCGCTATTGAGGGTGTCCGGTTTCCCGGCCTCTGCGTTCTGGTCTCCCCGCTTTTGGGTGTTAAAAATAAAAAAGGCCCGAACCACCGGCCCCCTTGCGCGGGGGTTCTCCGATGATTCGGGCCTCAAATGATCCCTGAACTATTTCAGGGAATTTTCAGTAACCGAATTTCTACTTAATAAAATCTATCCTTTACAAACCAACTGCTTATCTCTTAAATACCGATTATACTCACCACGGCTTTCAATTGGCTTTTCATGGTCCGGCTGCAATACCTTCAGCGCCGACGGCATCCATTTAACATCATTGATGGAGTCGCACTTGATCCCCCCATGACCATTGGTAATAATCAACTGTGCATCGCCCGTACATGCGACGCATTTTAGGTGGTTATGCCTCTCATTAATTGAGCAAAACCTATCCTGTCTGCATCCGCATTTATCGCATTGGTATTCATATAGCGGCATTACTTAGCTCCTTGCTTTGGAGGTTGTTGCCCCTGCGGTTGATTCTGCGTCTCATTCCCTGGCCCGCCCTGAACTTGCATTAAATATTGGTACAATCCTTGTGCCTCTTCTTCCGGCATCCCGGCAGAGACAAGCGTTTGCATTGCTACGCCCAATTGATCCTGGCCCATGCGTTCAACAATTTCTTTCCAGCCTGGAATATTTAAAATCTTGAGTGTGGCCTGCTGGTCAATGAGGCCCATCTTAAATAAATCGGGTGCCATCTCTTGAACCTGTAGGTTTGTTCGCGGTGTGCTTGATCCAGCTTCCACCACATAATTAAACTTAAACCCGGCGAAATCAGTACCTATAAAACTGGTAGGCGAACCACCAACATTGACAGCAACCGGATCAGTGGCGAAATTTTGCCATAATCCAATTGCCCACCTGCTGCGATTCTCCGCCAAATTATCAATGCTCGATGTTTTGGCCTGCATCACCACCTGATTCCGCTCCTGCAATGCAACGATTGCCTTGGCAGCGATAACGCCGCTGGGGGCCTCGCCCCTGTCTGCGTCCTCAATCTGGTATGTCCGGTCAAAAAACTTAACCAACAAATCCAGTGTTTGATAAAATGATGCTGGAAGATTGGGCACATCCAAAAATCGGATTGCACCCGCAGCGATATAGTTTGACGGCTGGATGATCAGTCGTCCGGCCTTGTCGTTGTTGCTCTCGATCATTTCCCGCGTAATGCCAATGTTCCTGGGCAGGATTAAGGGAGGCGTCAGTGCGTCATCCACCCATCGTGTAATCTTATGCAGAATCCTGTTAATAACGGCTATCAGGTCGCCTGTCTGCTCCGCCGCGCTGAACCCCCAAATGCTCACTAAATCCCTATACGAATTGGCGAAATACACAGGGAACCGGCCCCAAGGGTGGGTCTTCTCGGCTATCTCTTGCGGCAATTCAGGGTTGATATTAGGGTTTGGTGAATCATCAATGACAATCCATCCGGATTGGTTCTTATTTTGATCTTTAGCCTTGGTGATGGTGATTTTCCGAATGTGGTCCGGATAAACAAAAAACTCATCCTGAACGTCCACTAGTTCAATTTCGCCCGTTTCCTGATTGGGCAGAATTGCCGGTTCGGTGTTTTTACGCATCCGATTGTCCCGGACCCACACTTCAACGATTAAGCATTGCTCAACTTTTTTATCCTTGGCGTCGGCGCCTTTAGAAACCATCATCCTGTCGGTATAGTTTCCAATAGTCGAATGATTTCCTGATGTGCCACCTTGTGCCTTATAATCCTCCCGTTCAACGCCCAGCAGGTCATACGCACTTTCCGCCGCTATGCTCCCGGCATGCAGGTTAAAATCCTTTTCCACTTTGTCAATCATGTCGATGTACGCAAAACAAACAAACGGCGAGTCCGTGTCAATATCCTCGTAGTAGCCTGGAGCAGGGAAAAATGCGAACGGGTCGGTGATCAGCACATCCACATCTTCCGTTTGTTTATTCCAGAACGGTTTTTCCGGAATGATCCCATAAATCTCCATAGTCCTTGCGGCAGCGCGGATCTTGACTTGCTGATTGGTATCCTTCCACCATTTTTGGAGGCGCATGGTCATCAACTGCGTGACTTCTTCCCCTGCGCCAGACAGATCAACCACCTCACCAACAGGCGCTTTGGCCGTGATGTTGCTTATGGTCCTCTCAATGTTGGCGAAAAACAGGTTAACCAGCATAGCAGCACGTCCATAATTCCGCGTACCGTACCCGCTACTTTGCTTACGACGGTTGTCATAACCACGATATAACGCGTAATTTGCCAGAAAATCGTCAGGCTTTCCCAGGCGGTCTTTCTCGATTCTGGCGATGTCGAACAACTGCGCGGCGAACTCGGCAACATCTTTGTGTTTTGCCGGAGGTATGTTTGTCAGTGACCAGTTATCTGTCTTCATTTTTTTTCGACCCCAAAAAACAAAAAAGCCCGAACCACCGGACTAATCCGATGATTCGGGCTTCGAGCTGTTCCTGAGTTATCTCAGGAGGCTATCTGTAACCGAATTTGGTTAATTAAATTTTAAATCTTCCCTCTTTCCTTACGCTCAATATAAATGTCGCCCAATCCACCCTGGTTTGCGTTCAACTCTATGGACATTTCCAGTTTCCCGGATGGCTTGGCTTTTAACCAGCTATCAATATGCGATATCAGCATTGTAGCGGCATTTGCAATCTTAGCCTGGTTTTTGTCGATCAATGTATATCTGATGACCGTATCAATCATTATTCACAATCCCAGGACATTTCCGGCAGTGGTTAACGAATCCGGACCTGTTTTTAAATTCACCCTCCACCTTCCCGCACTTGGGGCAGGGCTCCATATAAATATCCTTCTCCGTCTCGACCGCCGGCATCTGCTCAACAATCTCAGGCTCACCCAACAACGTGAAATGACCTGACGGGGCCAGCGGATAATTACACAGCGGGCAAAATATCTCAGAGCATTGAGTCGCGATCGTCCATGCCATAACCTGGCCCCAACCCCTTGATTTATAAGGCTCGGCAATTTCCAGCATCGAACCATTGGGCCTTCCGCCAGGATTAAATTTCTCAGTCGTTGTGGCGACAATCTGTTTACAGCTTGGGCATTGGATTCTCATTTAGCGATTCTCTCCTTAAATGCACTGACCCTGCTTAAAATCCGTTGAACATTGACGTCCGCTATAGGCTCGTCTTTAATCTCAACGTCTTCCGGCAATGGTATCCGGAAAACCTCGCCCTTAGCTTCGCCTATGAAATTATCATTGATACCCTTGCCTGCCAGCACTCCGCGATGATGCAGCCATCCGCCAGCCAACATAAACAGCATGCCGAATATAACCGATATCGCTACACCGAACCCGATCAGTAATAGACTATGCAGCATGCCGTCTATCCTCCATCCGCCATACATTGGTGGTTGCCTGGTCCATCCACAGGCACCGGCCCAGCAGCGTGTGGACCATGCCGCCTACTGCCATAATCGCCGGATCATCCCGGTTGAACGCAGCAACGCGGTTTTTTAAAACTTCCAGCCCCCCGAAAAAGAAGCGATTGCCATAAATCGCACTCTTTAGGCTCCTCACGTAGTGATCAAACACCTTCGGCACATTCCAATCGTCCGGAGGGTTGATCAGTAAATCATGCTCGGCCTGCTCATTTCTTAATGCGACGACCGTTAAAAACCGTTCCGGATCTCCGTGAAACTCTTGCAACAACTCCCGGCGCTGTCCATATCCCCACTTGTCCCTCAAATCAGAACATGCCTGAATCAGCGTAGGCACATGCTCAGACTGTGCTTCATCCAAAAGGATAAACTTTGCATCAGTTGCCGATATGTGATCAAGTGTATCTGACGGCCTCAAAACGCCTATGATCGCAGCATATCCTGGCTTCACGTTGCCTGAATCCGTAACCTCAGAAGGCCACGCCACACACCCAAACAAATCATGGAACAACCTGCCGGTGATCGTGTCCTCATACCAATACGGGCGCTCAACAAGCGGTTGGCCTGTGACTTCCGCATGATCGAGTCTGGCTTGCATTGTTTCCCAGGCGTAGGGATGTGACACCAATTTAATCCGGGAGCCCATATCAATACCCTTCCGGGAAATCGTTCAAGGCGCAATTGCTGAAGAACCCGCCAGAGTCACCGGCAAATGTCTGACGCAGCGCATCCGCTTTGTTCGGGGATCGGCCCAAAACTTCCTTAATATCATCCTGGCACATGACTTTGATTTTGCCGTTGTGGATCTCGTATGTCGGGGTTGTTAATTCCTCGATCAATTCCTCATCCGGACACAGCATGGCCGTATCGTCCGTGCGTAACCATTCCCGGACCTGCCACCATAGCTGATCTCGCAGTATTCCGAACTCACCCAATTCAGTTTGATAAGTCGGGGATGCAGCAGCCTTGACACTCACAGCGACACATGACAGCCGTTGCATGTGAGGGGCAACGCCAGCACCCACGCCCGTGCCATCCACATAAGCAGATGTAATACCATGGGACTTGTACCAATCCGCTGCCTTGCTGCCTGTCTCAATCGTGTCAATGCCATTCCAGACATCGGCCACCGGCTGGAAATCAGAAATATACCCACCCCACCGGCCACACACCGCATTGTAGTCATCGCCCATTTCCGCACAGTCCACGCCCATAATGCCGGGGATACCGACCGGGGGAGTCTTGCCGTACTGAGCCACATAGATGTCATACCGTGCGCGGGCCTTACTCACCCATTCACGGCTGATCAATTGGTTTGTGCTTTGCGCCGGATACCGGCCAAGAACCATATAGGAGAATGCTGGGTTTGTGACCACGTACCGGCCAGCCACAAGCGCGGGATATTCGCCGGAGCCCTTGCGCTTTGCCGTTTGCCCCACAAGGAAATCCGGAAGTGTGAACACCAATTCCTTTTCAACCTTCTCGCCCTCAACAATTGGCCTTGACCATTCGTTTATCCGGCGAACCGTTGTTTCACGGTCCACCGCGCCTGGGATAATATCGTTCCCGGTAATAACATTTGGATGATTGAACGCAGACAAATGAACAACATTGGCCTGATTATCCCGAATCATGCGATACACAGCGCCGGAGGCTTGCCGGGGGTTAAACATGATCAGCATTCTGAAATGACCACCAGACATACAGGATTCAGCGCCGCGATAGGGAGGATCAGGGACCGCATCACCCTCGTCAAAAATAAACAGCATGTGTTCCTGATGTTTCCCGGAGAACCGTGCCTCTCGGTCTTTGTCCGTGCCGACTGATGGTATTGACACAGCCGTCAAGAACTGTTCTGGGCCTCGCTCGATGTGCATTGACGTTAAGGTGTCGTCTTTAAACAGGTCAGGGTTTTTGTGGGTGACACTGCCGATTTCACCCCATAATAGCTTTTTGAGATTGTCAAAGGGTGGAGCCGCAGCCGTAAAGACTTTGCACTCCTGAAATGCTTTGTAAAACCAGATTGCGGCCCGCGCCGCTCCATGGGTCTTGCCTGTGGCATTGGCTGATATGGCAACCGTGACCATGTTATCGCGCACGGATTCAAGCATCGACACAACGTCGGGCGTTAACTGCTCATTGAGAACGTGCTCACAAAACCCCACAGGGTCGGCTTGGTATTTGGTGTAATCGGATGATTGGGCAAGGGTTTGAAGAAACTCAGGGGATAATTGAGAAAACAGGTCGGCAGCTATTTTTTGATTTTGAGCTATTTTTTGTTGTTGCATACAGCCTGCTTTGCCATATCAACCAGTCTGTTTTTAATGTCTGCCGCCATTTCTGGGGGCATGGACGCCAGTATTAAGTTTAATGTTTCCTCGTTTACCCCCCGCTTATTATCTTCCGCGTACAATCCAAAATGCTTCGCCAATTTATCAAGTGCCTGGCCCTTATCCCAAATCTTGACTTTTTTAATTGTCTCTACCTGCCGGTCTTCTCCGGAGCCGGAAAACGACTGAGAAACATCGATTCCGCCGATACATGCAGCAGTATCATCGTCGAGGTCTTGAATTGGGATTAATGATCCATCGGAATTGAATAATTTTTTGGCGTTAAACTTGGCTAATTTATGGATTTCTTTCAGGGTCCAGTCGGCTGTAATTTCCGTTCTGGCCTGTTGTTTTTGAAGGGCTTCTTGAATTGCTGCCTGTATCTCAGGTTTTCTCAGTAAATCATACCCAATAGCATCGGCTCTTTTTGCTGAGTACCCGGCTCGAATAGTGGCCTGCGTTGCGTTATGGTCAACCAAATATTCATCAACAAAACGCTGTTGTTTTGATGTGAATTTGCCGACTTTTGCCATTCATGCCCCAATCTGTGGAGTTAAAGCCCCGAGATGGGGCTATTTTGCCCCACTATAAAACAAGCTGATTTAAAAAGTCAATTTATTTTTTAAACCGGATTGAATTGACACGCCTATTCGACCCTATCAAAAACCATGCCAAATTTTAAACATCAATAAAGATTTATGTTAGATATCTTGGGGGCATTTTTTGACCCTGAGATAAATAATTAAAATTTATTTTCAATTTATTTTTCACCAAATCCACAACCATCATATTTTATTACAAATACATAATTAAAATATTTCTTGACATCATTTTATTATGGGTATATATTAAAATCAAACACAGGGCAATAACGCCCAGGTAACCAAAACGAGAGGAGAAAAAATCATGAAATTATCATCAACTGAAATAACCCCGGAAAACTCAGCCCCGATGGCAGCTATCGAAGGTTATCAAAATGGGTTAGAGTTTGGTTACGACGGGTTAAACATCGTAACTATGTGGGCAGGCAATGCACTGGCCGCGTATAAAATGGGTGTTAAGGTTGGAGCGGCTAAAAAAATAGCTGACGAGGAGGCCGACAATGCCAGCCGGTAGACCACGCCGCACCCAGCCAGATGGCCGTATCCAGGCGACCATCCGGGTTGATGCGGAGACATGGAATGAATTTGTGATCATAGCACGCCGCCGCAGGACTACCGCTACGGCATGGATTAATAAGTTAATTAAAGCCGCCGTTCATGGCGGGAAGGATGGGGGAAAATGATAATTCAAGACATCAATTGTGTTAAAAAATACATAGAAGGCGGGGACGTTAAAGCCTTCCGTACCAAAAAAGAAGCTCTTTTGGCTGGTAAAGATTTTGGATGGAATTCCGCTATCAAAATCATAAACAGGTTTCAAAATTGTTGGATTGTTGGCAAAGAAGATTTTGAACCAACCTATATCGCAGGGTTAAAACATAAAAATTTTAGAATACCTATGCTCCGATGGGAGCGCCGTTCCGATGGAGTTAAGCACTGCCCCGTTTTGCAGGTACAGGTATTTTCAGAATAACCACCCATCCACAATCAAGAGACCGGGTTCCCGCAATGGGTTCCCGGCTTTTTCTTTTTACCCATACATCCCCGTTACTTTTTAATTATCCAGCCCAATTTCGGCCTTTCAGCTCGCCTGTGACCCTATCTCTCATCACAATAAACCCCATCAATAGCCATAGCCGGGATGATGTCGATCTCATGCCGGTACATGGTGATTGGATGACTCTTCCCATCCCATAGGATGCTAATCATTATATCGTCAGCAATCACCCGGCCATGGTGCCCTGATTTTAATCCAAAGAATTGATTCTTTAAAATACAGTTGCAGCCTGTGTGTTCATTTAACATATTTTCACCTGAACAAAATTAATTGACCGGTTAACAACACGATCCCGCGTAACGACCTCCCGGCGTCCATCCGGGTATTCAATTTCGTATCCATCTGGGACCGTGCGGATGAATTTGACGATTATTGACTTATAATTTTGACCGGCCATTTTATTTAAATTCCTCAACGACCCATCCGCCGCCGCCTTTCTTAGTAGCTTTCTTTATGGCCTTGAACTGGAATGGGAAATTATTATTTGCGACTTTTATTTTTACCCTGGCGTCATCTTCCCAAAATCCTTTAACTTCGTGGATCTCAATATACCCTTCGCGGTTCTGAACGATAAAATCCGGTGTATAAAACGTGTTATCAGCGAGTTTGAATTTCAATTTTTCATAATCGAACCAGATGATTTCACCGGCATGTTTTAACATTTCGAGGTGTTGTTCATACTCTTTTTCGAGTTTATTCATACCCTGGTTGCGTGTTCCGTGATTTCCTTTTGCGTATTTTTTGAATTGCATTGGTTTCATCCCGTCAATTTAACAATTCTATTTCAGCAATCGCTTTTGCCAGTTTTGAAATTACCTGCGTTTCTGACATTTCTTTTTCCATCCCCCCCCAACATTGCCTTATTTCGATTTTAAGCCACTATCTTTTTTTAGCCATACCTGCCTATTGCTTTTTTATTTGATGCTAAAATTTGGCCCTTTCCTGTCGCATACTGGCTAATTATTCGTCCACCGGCTCCGCCTCAATGTTTTTTATCCAGTGCCCCAGTAATTGCCGCTGCGCCGGATGCCTCAATCGCTTTGTCCTCAAACTTTGCTTGCCTAAGCAGAAGGGATGTCTTTGCTTCGTTTAATGCAAATAATAAATTTTCTTTTAATTCTGCGTCCATTGCTTCACTTTTACTTGTTGAATTAATTAAATATTAAAATGGTATGTCCGATAAATCATCGTTAAAACCACCACTCTGAGTCGCAGCATCCTGCCCAGGCCCCTGATATGTGTCCTGCCTGGTCGCTACCGGTGGAGTGATGGATTGGTTGCTGTCCTGTTTTTTGCCGCCACCCTGAAAACCAACCTCGTAAGCGATGATCTCGGTTTTATATTTCTTAACCCCGTCTTGTTCCCATTGCTGGTATGAGATTTCCCCCCTTACCTCGATTGCGCTTCCCTTAGTGACATATTGCTGCACCGTCTCAGCAAGTTTTTGGAAACAAACAATATTGTGCCATGACGTTACTTTTTCGCCCTTGACTTTTTTTGTTGTGGCGAGGCTGAATTTGCATATTGCCATTCCGCCCTGTGTAAATAATGTTTCCGGATCTTTGCCGACATTCCCCGATAAAATCGCTATGTTTAGTGACATTTCTTTACCCTTCCTTTTTACATTTTTTAGCCAAAATTCCGGTTACCTGGAAGTACCTATTTAAAAATCAAACTTTGTTGAACTGGCTTAACAAGTTTTTTATGTTTTTTCATATTTTCTTTTGCCCAAAGTGGCTGCAAATTCTCTAAAGCCCAGCACTTCTTAAAATCTTCATCTTCAGGCTTTTCAAAATTAAAAGCAGCAATTGGTGTTTTGTGATCAATATGCCATTTGTCTATATTTCCCCATGCCATACCGGGTTGAAACAGTTTTTCAATGTGCGTGGTTAAATCACCCGCCGTATATCCGACTATTTTTTCCCATTTCCTTGAAGCTTTTATCCCTTTTGTTAAGGCGTTTCTAATCAGCTTGGTATTTTTTTACCTTTGTTTTATTTTTATCTTTCCATTTTTTGTTTGTTTCTTTCGCTTTTTCTGGATTTTCAGCAACCCAATTCCGCGCCCTTTCTCTCGCTGTTTCGGCATTTTTCAAACTATACTCTTTATGATATGCTTTCCGGCAGAAAGAACACCAATTTGACTTATCTTTGAAGTCTGTCTTTGGTTTTTCTTTTTGGCATTTTGTGCATTTTTTTAGGCATATCGAAATAATATGACTTACAATGGGGGCATCTTCTAACATTTTGGCTACGGGGAAACCATTCATGATTACACCTCAAACATTTAATTTTTTTGATATTTGTTTCCATGCCATATATGTACCCCCTATAAGTAATAAATGCAAGGATTATTTTAACTTTTTAGCAATGATGCCTGTAACTTGCATATACCATGATTTATCTTTCAAGAACCCATTTTTAAAACTATCCCGTGATATCTGCTCCATTATTTCACCTGCTTGCATCCCGTAATTGGTCAAAATTTTATAGTGGTCGGTGCCTAGAAGCCCAACAATCCTCCCGGCATCGGTCCTAAATTCAACCACATAATCCTTGGCATCAATATCTGTGTTAATATTTGTGCGCTCATATTGGACTTTGCACCGTTGACGGTCAACGTCGCTTGAGCGCATCCAATCAGATATGGGTTCAAGTTGTGATCCGTTATGAATTTTAAAATGCAATTCATAGCCCTGCAGATTCCTTTGGACATACCGTTTAACCTTGATTATTTTTAGGGCGCATATAACCGAATGGTCCAATGTGGTGATATAATCCACCGCCATGTATAACCTGGCTTTTTCTGCTGTGGCTTGCCCGCCTCTGGCATAATCTGAGTCTGTTTTTTTCTGGATTGCGATCAGCGCAACGCCGTCACCAAGAGCATCGTAAATTTCACGGATATTGGTTGCGATTTTAAAATACTCCCCGTCAACTTCTTCCAGGAAGTCTATGCAGGTAAGGCCATTTTTATTATGATGTTCAACGACTCCATTGAAATCATAGGAACGCTCTGCGGCTTTAACAGATTGCCAATCAGATAGCGGTGTGGATTTAAACTGACGAAGCCGGTCAACATATTCGCCTGAACCCATTTCAGACATTAAATAATATTTTTCATAATTTTGGGTGAGGTTGGCATTAAGAGTATTTAAAATTAATGCTGTTTTCCCGGCGTTGGAACTTCCGGCCATTATGATGACCGCTTTTTTGGGAATGGTGCAAAATCTGTGGAGGTCGAACGGGAGGTTTAAGGCGAACTGCTCTTCTTTTACATCAAGGATGTTAATCAGTGATAAAGAAGCATCGATTACGTTGTATTTGCCCTTTATTCTTTTATCTTTATTAACTAGTTTTTTTTCTACGCACCTGGAGAGGCATTTTGCCCGATTATTCTTGTCATCACGGGTGATCAAACAGAACTCTCTATCTATCTGTTCAGTGGTGAATGAACCTGTTGAATTTGTTATCCATTCGACTATATGAGCGGCTAAATTATACGGCTTTTTTGGGGCATTTTCGGGGGTGTTTCTGCTGACATCCTGCTGACATCCTGCTGACATATCTTGTACTTTGCTGACACCTTCACACTCATTTGACATTGCTGACATTGCTGACATTGCTTCCGTGTCTTCATGGAACACGGAGTCTATATCGCAAAAATATTCATAGGCCTTGCTTTCGTTTTGCCTGTTAGGTTCAACCTGTATCGGTTGCTGTTTACCGTATTCAATCCCATCCCTGACGGTTTTCATTGCTTCGGTAATATTTTTTGCACCTGAATTAGAAACAGCCTTTTCAATTTCCTGCAAAGCGATATCTTCAGAAACAAACTCAGGGATAAAACCTCCAATTAATTTTGACCGCTTTAATCTGGTTTGATGCTGATTCCCTGGCTGACTGTTTTGTATTTCCAGGCAACACGATTCCAGAACCTTTAACCCGTATTTTTCTTTCCATCCGTTGTTGGTAATTACCGGGTTGAAATGGGTTTTTTCTTTCGGTGCTGACGCCCACTGCTGGATGTTGAAATAAAAAGGGGATGGATTAATCCAAAGCTCTGGGTCATGTGAAACAAATGTCAATCGGGAAATGTCTTTGCAGGCAGGGTCAATTTTAATGCCGTAAACTTCTTTAAAATACCGCTCAACTGACGCATACATTTTTTTAATGTCTTCATCCGTTGAAATATTTTCGGCCCGTAAACCGCATTTAAGGCCGTCACCAGATGGCGACCGGAAAACAAACCAAACGGATTCATCCTGGCATAATAAAGAAAATGTTTTTTCAACATCAGGAAGGTGATCGAGATCAGGGATGATAAATCCTGTAGCATTGGTGACTTTTGCGGCCTGCCTTATTTTTTCAAAGTATCCGCAGAATGTGACGGCTGGCAATTTCTTTTTATACTCACGGCGGGCGGCTGGATCTGAAATTTTTCTGGCAGTTTCTATGGCTTGCCGATATTTTGGGCACCGGATATCCTCAAGCACATCTTGCCAGTTGGCTGATGCAATGGGTTCCGGCAAGATTCCACGGTAAACTGAAATTAAATCATTCATTTTTTGCGCCCCCGGTGGCCCTTGCGAATAGTTGGAGAAAATGCGCCAACTTCAAGGCAGGTTTCTTTTACAATAAATGCGCTTTTCCCTGATGTCCCGAATTGTATTCCCCCCCCATACGCAGGATGGCAAGATAAAATCAATTGGCTTTCTGACATACTGTGTAAATCGTGGGTTACTCTGTGCATGGGGAAAATGGCAAAAATAAGAGGCATTATTCTTGAATTACCCAAGAACCTGGAAAGAAAAACAGATTGCCGATATTCCAAAATTTGAGCGAAGATAGGGCCAAGTGCCATATCGCTTTTTTTTATTTCAACGGCAATAGGACCCCATTTCCAACCAGCGATAATGGCTTCTGATGTCGGATGGATGATTCTATCTATCCTGACATTTTGGCCATCACTGTCAATTGCTGTTGGTTTGTCGTCAAACAGTCTCCGGCCTTTAACTTCTTTTTCATTATTAAAATATTTTACAGGCAAGTTTTTGTCAAAAAAAAGCTCTGCCTCTTTTTCTGTTGAGAATCCTTTAAATGTTGTTTGGCCTAATTCGTGCATCAATCGCCCCCTTTTGAGATCAATTTAATTCGATCATTGAGGGCAGACATCACATCATCGTACGTCTCTTTATTTTTCGCAAACTTCCCGAAACAATAAGTTTCTTCCAGCTTCGTTTTTACTTCCTCAAGATTTTTAATCCTCTGTTCAATTGTTGGTAATTCCATGATATCAACTCCTTAAAATGACATCAGAGCGCATGAATGGGTGTGCCAGCACCACGCAACCCCGGAAAGGGATTCCGAGTTGATTCATACGCCCTGATCTGATTTCAAAAATGATTGATTTTTTTGAGCTGGCACTCATAAGATTACTTCCTTTTCCGACCGGCAAGACCGATCCGATTACTCATGATATCTCGTTGATTATATATTTCAAGATAATTGTGAACGCTGTTTATTCCCCATCCCTGCACCGTTCCGCCAACCGCTCAATCTCAATATCCGCAATCCGCCCATTTAGCGCCCAGATCATGTAGTGGTAAACATCCCTGTCTTTCGACAGCTTTCCGGAATGATAGATGGCCTCTAATTTGGCTTTGATCTCGTTCAGGAGGTTGATTCGGTCGGCTGGTGTCCATGTGTTCCTGCTCATGGCTTCCCCCACTCCCCACCGCATTTCGGGCAGTGGAATTTCCCGTCTACGGTTTCAAGTTTTGTCTTACGTGACTTCCCATCTTCCCATCCACAGCAATATGCAGTCGGGCACCTGCCTTTACTCAGCATGATATTCGGATGGTAATTATGCCCGCCCCTGGGCCGGATCTTGGCGCATGATTCATGCAGTCGATTTAAAATGGTCTGATGAGACAACCCGAATGACATCCCAATATCCCGTATTCTTTCGCCAGATTCATAAAGCCGCAAAATCTCAGATAGGTCGGGCTTTGCAATCGGAACTTTTTTTCTTGTAATGCGCTTTATTTTCTTATTGCAGGATCGGCAATAATTATAGACGCCGCCAACGTGGTGCCCCGATGGATAAAAATGCTCGGTTGTCGCCGGTAACCATTTACGGCAATGACTGCACCGCTTTTCAAGGCCGTTGCCTATATCACGGATACATTTAATCTTGTTTGTCTCGTGCCGCCACTGGTCTATCGGTTCTGGCTTTATTCCCATCGCATCAATTCGTTTTTGGCAGTTCAAGCAGGTGTCAGTGTTCTTGTCGCGCGACTCATATTCGCACCCTCGGCATGGTGATTTTGTCATTTGTCCCCCATGCCGATATTGTTTCGCGCCCGAAAATCCATATAAGATTTCATGCGTTCGTTTTGCCGCTTGATTTCTCGGTTTTCAGTTGTGATGTCGTAAATATACCGTGCAACGAAAACACCTACCACCGCCGCGCCCAGGATAATTCCGGCTACCATCCAATATGTTATTTCGCCTTCATTCATGACATAGCTCCTCCTTTGCTCCCAATTGTTGACGAATTGCGTTGATATTTATCCCTGCTGTCTGGGTTCCGCTGGTGACATTTTAGACAATGGGTTTCTAAATATATTCCGTACCTTGGAACGTATCCTGGTATCTCGTTTTTGCCGCAGCATGGACATTTTGATCCTACTGGCATGATTATCCCTTAAAATAGTTTGAGTTGTTTGGTTTCACGTTCCATTCGATTTAAAGCCGCTTTGTAAAAATCTTTCTTAATTTCAAACCCGAATGCGTTTCTGTCGCACTGATTTGCGGCAATCAGGGTTGAAGCACTACCGGCAACCGGGTCAATCACAACGTCAAATGGGTCTGTAAATAACATGATTAACTGTATCAACATACCCACTGGTTTCTGAGTAGGATGGATCTTGATGGACGCGGTGTCTTTCACCCACGGCATAGCGTTAAACACCATCTTGCCTTTATTATTAAATTTTGGCAGTTTATCCCGATATAATAGCAATGCGTATTCACAGTTTCCAACTACCCGCATATTTGCTTTCAATACCTGAGCTGAAAAGTTTTTTATGAAAACAAGGTTGATAAAATTGTTAAGGCCGTATTCTTTGGCCTTTTCTATCAATTCAAATTGCTGTAAAAATTCACAAAACACTATCATGCAAGGGGCCTTGCCTTTTTCTTTAGGTTCCGGCTTTAGCAATTTCGAACAGAAATGGAGAAATTCAGATATCTTAAAGTTTTTGTCTGTGTCAAAAAAATCAGTCCCGGCTAATTCAGATTCACCGTTTGCATTATCTCCGCCGATATACCAGGAAGGGTTTGAACCGTATGCTTTGTTGCCGACATTATAAGGAATATCAGCTATAACCAATTGGGCTTTTGGGATATTGTATTGCTTGTAATTTTGGAAATGATCGTTGAACAGCTTCTGTTCTGCATTTTTCTTTCGTGATTTATAGTCAACTGGCTGATCTATTATTTGTGTGGCAGCTTCCATTAATCCCTCCGTATCCGCTGATAAGTTTCGATGTTTTCAAGAAAACGGATAGCCATAGCGCCGACTTGTGCCGCCGCTTCTATCATGTGCGTTACATGGATATAGTGTTCGTTGTCGTCATAGCAGAAGTCCAAACAGGCTTGCATAAGCTCACCGGCCTCTTCCACCAGAACACCAGCGGCGTGGATCGGATCGTCCGGCCATCGCTGGTGTTTGGAGGATTTGGCATGTTTCAGGGCTTGAGTGATTATTCCGATTGTGTTTGTTTCTGATGGGGTCATCTGACACCACCATCTATATCCGCAATTCGTTTTTGTCCTAAGAAATTTGGGAGCATCAGCCCCTCAGCAAACTTTTCGAGGTCTTGCTTAACAAGCGTAAAGATTGTTTTGTAATGCTCACCTTCTGACATATGCTTTTGGATTGATCGTTCTGCAACGACTTCCGCCATCATCAATTGATTGAGTTCGAGCAAGTCAAGTGTGTCTCGGAGTTTTGGCTTTTTGGCTTCAATGAGTTGCAAACATCGGTAACAGGCTACAGTGATGTGTTTGTAATAAAATTTGGCATTTTCGCTACCCTGGGCAGTGGCGTAATCAACAAAGCCTTTAACAGTGTCCATTGCAGTAAGCCGAATGAGCTTACCTTGTTCTCTTTGAGTAACCCAAACAGCATCGGACTTATTATTTTTTTCAGATAGGATATGTTGTTCCATGACGAAAAAAGCATCAATAAATTTTACTTGCCACTCTAATGCTTTTGCGCCTTTAAATCTCATGGATAAAACAGTAAAGGCCCTTTTGTCCATTATGTAAACTTTAAACTTTTGGGTTCGGTATTCCCTTTCGATTTCTTCAAAATTAAGGGGTTCCTGTAGAGACCCCTTAATTCCAGAAAATTCATCAATTAATTTTTTTATGACCTTT